ATGATAATACTAGTATTAAAGAAAAAAAAAAAAAAATAAATATTATTGATAAAAATAATACTTTTACATTTAAAGTAGAATCAACGGTATTTCCTAATATATATAAATTATATTGTCTAAAAAATAATAAATTATCAAAATTTTCAATTGCTAAAATTGATACTATAGAATGTGCTAAATTTATGAAAGATTTATTTTTAGAAAAGAAAGATATATATTTAATTGAATGTTATTATTATAAAGATTTTAATAAATGGGTACCTAAATGTAAATCTAATAAACCTATAAATTCATATATTCAAATCAAACAATATATTAATGACTTCTTTAATTAATACAATACATGTTAATAATAATTTTGTTTCTATACCGGATTTCCGGTTTGTAAATTTTCTGATTCTGATTCTTGTTCTTGTTCTTGTTCTGGTTTTGTATTTTGTATAAACATTGAACAAGCACTATGAATTACTGCTGCTTCTTCAAGACTATAACATCCATTTTTACCCGAATTTTGAGCTTGTCTAACTGCCTCAATTAAAATTTTTATACCTTCTGTCTGCTGTGTTTGCCTTTTGGCAACAGCTTCTTTATCAGTATTTTCCATTTCATTTTTTTCCATAAATACTAAACAACCTTTCGTCCAAATAATAGTTGCTTCTTCTAAAGTATAGCATCCTTTAGCTTGTCCTCTTTTTACACCTTCAACTAGAATTTTTATAGCATCAGTCTGTTTCTGTGTATTTTCTGCAATTTCCGTATTCATATTATTATATTTAGATAATTATAACAAATTTTTAAATAGTTTTTTTATTTTTATTTTTATTTTTATTTTACTTTATACAATTAATGATTATCCTAATTAATTAAAATATAATTTATAATTATATATATTTTATTATTATATAGTATATTTATAATGAATAATAAATCATTAGGAAAAAATAAAAATACCTATATATCTCAAATAGGACGAGGGTATTATCCAGGTGTAGAATTTAATAGAATAGGTGGATTAACTGAAATTGTTAATTATTCTAATTGTAATAACTGCATAGATAATAATTCTAATTATCTATCGAAAGCTACTAGAAATACTCCTCCTGTAAAACCATTCTTTACAAATTTACAAAAAGGTGGATCATATAATTATATTATAAACCCTGAATCTGGTAAAAAAGTTTCTATATTTGGTAAAATTGGTAAAAAAATTATTAATAAATATTTAAATAAACTTGGAGGTGCCAATCATAAAAATATTTTACCAAATATTGGGACTTTACCACGAGATTTTATTGGTGAAAAATCTAATTTAGATCCAAATATGAACAATAGAACATTTGATTGCAAACAACCTATATGGAATCCACCTTGTGTATAGATTTAATATATATCACTATATTATATATTCATTTATTTATGTGTGATCGTGATGAATTAAGAGAAATAAATATTAAATTAGATCATATTATGTTTGTTCAATGTGAAATTTTTGCTATGATAAAATCTAATGATATTCTAGATAGTAAAATTGATAAATGTATTCAAATACTTAATAAAATTAATTCATCAAATATGCCAAAACAATTTACTAAAAATGATAATCCTATATCTGTACCTAAATCTTTCTCCAATATAGAAAAAAAAGATAATAAATTACCTGTAAAATTATCATTACAAGATCAATTGATAAAAGAATTTAAAGAACAAAAATTTAAACTTAAACCGATTGGAAATAGAGAAAAAAATTGATTTAAAAATTAAGTTTTATTTATAATAAAAATAAAAAAATGCCTAGAATATCTCATAAAATTTCGAATGATAGTGTTAATACTTTAACATCTATAGCCGGAACTACTGCTCGTAAATCTGAATGTATCCAAAAACTTGGTGCTGTTATTACTAAAGGAAGAACTAAAATTATATTTAGAGGTTATAATGATGTACATAGAACAGCTTATCTAAATAATATTTCAAATTGTCTACACGCTGAAATGAGTGTTGCTACTAAATTTATCAATTCACATGTAAGACCTAATCATATAAAAGTATTTAATGCCCTTTAATAAAAAGGGCACCCAACAAAAAATTAATAGTAAACACTCTATATATGATTTATCTAAATATATAATATGGGTTGTTAGAATTTCTAATAATAAAGAAGAAATTGATAATAACGATTTAATTGATGCAGCACCATGCTCAAGATGCTGTAAAAGCTTGTATAAACTTGGTTTTACTAAAATTGGTTTTTCTAATAAAAACGGTGAAATAGAAATTGCTGATCTGAGATATTATCAAAATGATCATATTAGTCATTCACAAAAAAAAAGTGAACAATTTTGTAAATATATATTATAATTTAATTTCTTTAAAATAAATTATAAACTATAATCTATTTTAAAGATATATCTCAAATTGTAAATACAAATTTCATTATTGACTAATCACCCATTATAAATAAAACTACACATAAATTTTAACTATCTATTTAGGTAACCTTATTTAGTAGAAAAAGGTTACTTAAATAATTTATATTATAGTAAATAATAATATATATATATATATATATATTTAATATTATGTATGAATTTATTAAAAATCCTATTAATAATAAAAAAGTAAAAATTAATAGTAAATCTGGTAAATCTATATTAAAAAAATATCTCTTAAAGATATATGGAGGAGCTGGTTCAGATATAATACCAGATATAGAAAATAATTGGTCTATCATTGATGATAATTATAGAGTGTTACAATTAAATGAACAAGATATTATTATACATGATAGTGATATATCGGAAATGATAGTAGATAAACATCAATCTACAAATAAATTTAATCTTCATTATTTTACATTAAATACAGAAAGTAAAGAATTATGTATAATGTTAAAAAATTTTGAAAATGAAATGTATGAATTAGCAAAAGATTGTAATCTAAAAAAAGGTAAAATAAATAGAGAAATTATAGGAAATTATTTTTTAAGAGGACCGGAATTCATATTTAAAAAAGAAATTATACCTTCTAAAACAGGTTCTGGAGAGTGTGCGTGTAATAGTTTGATCTCTATTGATATGATGGATTCTAATTTTTTTATGGAAAAAAGCTATAGTTTATATAGTATATTTCATCCTAATCATTCATTGAATGATATAAAACAATGTAAACATATTTATGAATGGTATTTGTGTAAAAATTTTTTTACAAGTCAATTATTTATATGGAATTTAGCACGTTCATTTACATATGCCCTTAAATATTTATCTAATTATAAAGATAAAAGCAATATCAAATTACATATATATACAGATATAATTGGAAGTAATTTTACTAGATCTAAGGCTGTAAAGTGGCATAAGGATGGTGGAGATAATATTACAATTGCACTATATTTTACAAAAGATATTGATAATCCAATAATTGGACCTTATATAAGAACACCATCGAATAGCACTAGTTGGGATCTACCAGAACATCCACAAGATAAAACTCCATTAGATGGTGTTGGATGTGAAAAAATGATAATATTTGATAATCTTGAAGTTTTACATCGTAGTCAGAATCCCTATGAAATTGATAAACTTATTGAAAATAATCCTAATATATTATCAAATGGAGGTATGATTCGTTTTAGTGCTAGAGTTGTATAAAGTAAATCAATATAATTTAATCTTTATTAACGTAGTATTTTATTTTTTATATTTAAAAATTCTCTAGGTTCTCTTGGATCAATTATATTAAATAATTTTTTTTCATTATTTTTTTTTAATTCTTGTTTTGTAAATTCATTGATAATATCTTTGAATGGTTTACAATTCCAAGTTACTCTTCCTAAATTTACTAATCTAGGCATTTATAATATATTATAATATATTTATAATATTTATATCTTTATATTTATTTATTTATCATATTTACCCACCCCCACATTATAATAGAAATTCTGCCATCATTATTTTTTTTTTCAGGTGGTACTTTTAAAATTCCATGTCTCCACTCAATATTTATATCCTTAGTAAATATATAAATAGTACCATTTGATAATGGAATCGATATTTTTACTTTACTTTTTGCATGCTCAAATGCTGTTTCTCTCTCTGATCCAAAAGATACTGCAACAGTAAAATTTTGTACTTCTGCTTTATCGGGCTTAATAGCAGCAGCGTCATGATGAAATGGTTTCCATTCATCAGAATTGCGATACCAATTAAATCGTGTAGCTTTAATATCCATATTAAAATAATCTTGAATTTTATTTATTATCATGTTAAATGTTGGACATTTTTCTTTCCAACATTTTTTATCATCAGCAATCATATGACTATCTCCATGCCATAATTTCCATAAGTCATCTTCATTTATACCAGAATTATTCATTTCATTAAGAAGATTATTATAAACAGTTAAATCATCATCTTTACAAAATAAATTTTTTAAAATTATAACTTCATTAGAATAAATTTCTCTGGTATATTTATCGTCATCAACAACCTTTGAAATAATTTTCATATCCATAGGTTCATAACTAGGTTTAAATGTTTCTGTATTTTTTTTTCTTTTTCTACTAATGTCACTTAATATTTTAGCATTTGATGTTCTATTTTTATTATCAATATATGAGATAGTTGTTGATGTACCCCATCCTTTTTTATTATCTATACCATGTTTATATTTACAATCGATTAATGTACATTTATTAAACCACCAATCTTTACAAATATTATCGTCATGTATAAAATCACAGTTAGAACCTTTTCTGCAATTATTTTCCATGTAAAATTTACAAATCTTTGTCATATATCTTTAATATTGATAATGTATAATTTATTCTCTAAATATATTATTATTAAATTATGTATAAAATAATAAAAGATCCAAAAACAAATCAGCTTGTTGACATTTATTCCAATAATGGTAAAAAAGTAATAAAAAATTATTTGAATTTCTTAAATGGAGGAGTTATAAGTAAATGGAATGATGATCTATTATGGGGAATAGGAATTGAAAAGGAATTTCCTATATTTATTGGTCCATATAAATATTCATTTTTAAAAGAAACAACAAAAACTATAAAACAAATTTTTGACGAATCTTTTAATAATCTATATATATACGATAATCCTATTACAGAAGAATTGACTAAAATATCAAACACTTTAGAAATAAAAAATATCGATTACCAAATAAATCATACTAATATATATTCTAATATTATTGAAAGTGAAATAAAACAAAATTTGAATGAATTTTACCTAAACTATACAGAAATTTTTAATCCTTATACTTTAAATCTCTATAATGATGAATTTATAAATTGGATTACCAATAAAATAAAAATAAAATTTGGTAATATTACTATTGACTATTTTAAAAATTTTATAATTGAATTTTATAATTTTATCATTAAAGTCAATTATATAGAAGATTTATTATGTAAATTAATTTATTATAAATTAATTGATATTATATTTAATTATACTAATACAATATTTACTATTCATTTTGAATTTCAATATTTTGATTCAAATTGGAAAGAAACTGATAACATATATAGTTGGTTTTTAAAATGGTATATGATAATATCTACACGTAATGATAATGCTTATAATGATCGTACTAAATATAATATAAAAAGAGATATTATAGAGGGTACTCCTACAAATTATGAGAAACAAATTACAGGATTTATTAATTGGCATAAAACTAGTTTCATATGGAAAGAAAACGATGATAATTTAAAGTTTGAAAAAAAACAAGGTATTTATGATAATAAGTATAAAATTGAATCAGATTCTGGTGGAACAGAAATACGTACAGAAATATTTCAAAATATATCTGTTGATAGATGTATAGAAGATTTAACTAAAGAACAAGATAAACTTAAATCTAAAATTATATCTTTAATATCAAATAATGAAAGAATTAAAAATAATAATATAGATTGTATATTAGAAACAAATATGGCTTCATACTATAAGCCATATTTAAATAATATTGAATTAATAAATGAGATTAAATTTTTATTTAATTTTCAACAGAATTATACTGGCGAAAATGAAATTAATTTAACGTTACCTTATTTAGATTTCCTAAAATTAGAGAAAACAAATTTAAAATTATACTATATATCAGAACATTCTACATATGAATTACCAATGTTATCTCCGTCTGAAATTTATAAAAAACTTTCTGAACTTGGATATATTGAAATTAAAGATTTAATCAGACCTGAGACAGAAGATAATCAACTAGTTATAAAATTAAAATTACAATTACTTGATATGTTTATTGAGTATCAAAAAATATTTGAGCAACGTCATATTAATCTAATGAAAATATTACAATTACTTTCTCCATTATTTTTATCATCATTTACTGGAATACAATATTTATCATTTGGTGACAATTTTAGTATACCAGAAACATCAAAACGATTTGATATTTTAGGATATAGAATTCTTACTGAACAAAATATAGATAACATATATACTGATTGTGAAAAAGATTCATACTACTATTATGATGTTAAATCCAATAAAATAATAAATGAAATTTTAGAAAAAAAAAATCTAGATCCTGATGAAAATGCATTTGAATTTAGTGTAAATAGAAAAAATAACGAAAAACATACTCCTCTAGATAATAAATTTTTTGGTTTTGAATGGAAAGTATTAGATCAATACCCTACACAATATCTTTCTACAATTATATTATTCATTATACTAATTTCTCAATGGATTGAAAATTTAGAAGAATTTAATTTAGTTCCAGGTAAAGTTCCCGAAATGGTAGAATCAAATTCTAGTAATTTTAAACAATGGATCGAAGAAATTATTTTTCAAGGATGGAATTCATATGTAGATGAAGGTTATATAAATTTAGTAAAAACAATTCTAAAAATTGATACTGAAACTTTTATTTCTGATACTTGTTATGACTTTCTGAATTCTTTATATAAATTCTTATTAAACCATTTTAAATCTCATAAAAATAATAATACTATTATTCAATGTTTTTATCCTAAATTTTTTGAAGATATACATAGAGAAAATTTACCAAATATTAATATGGAAAATTATAACATGATGATGGATGATTTTATTATAAATTTTCCCAGATCTTTTGCTAAAATTAAAGATACACTTAATTCTAGTCATGAAGATTATGTTGATTATGAAAATTACTTCAATAGATAATAATAATTTATAATATTACAAATCATATTATAAATTATTATATATTTCATACTTTGTATTATTTATTATAATTATTGTTTTTAGTATTTCATATCGGCATGTAAATTGGTTGTCTATTGATGTTTATATTATTATTGTTATTATTATTATTGTTATTATTATTATTGTTATAGTTTATT